GTCGGAACCCTTGAGGTGCGGCAGAAAAAGGTCAAGCGCAAGCGCGTGCGCAAGTACATCATGTCCGGTGGCAAAGTGCTTGAGGATGCAGGCTACATTGCAGGCAACTGCATCCCGATTGTGGTGGTCTACGGCAAGCGTTGGTTTGTTGACAACATTGAACGCTGCATGGGGGCAGTGCGCCTGGCTAAAGATGCCCAACGGCTCAAGAATATGCAGCTCTCAAAGCTGGGCGAGATCTCCGCACTCTCATCGGTCGAGAAGCCCATCCTAGTACCTGAGCAAATCGCAGGCCACCAAGTCATGTGGGCAGAGGACAACCTCAAGGACTACCCATACCTGCTGGTGAATCCGATCACAGGACCAAACGGCGAGCAGCAAATCAGCGGCCCGATTGCCTACACAAAAAGCCCACAGATACCGCCAGCAATGGCCGCGCTTTTGCAGATCACCGAAACCGACATGCAGGACATTCTTGGCGGCTCGCAGCAGGCTGACAAGCTGGTGAGCAATATCAGCGGCAAAGCCGTAGAGATGATCCAGACTCGCGTGGACATGCAGACATATATCTACATGAGCAACTTTGCCAAGGGCATGAAGCGATGCGGTGAAATCTGGCTCTCGATGGCACGCGACATTTACGCAGAAGAAAAGCGCAAGATGAAGGCCGTTGCTCCAAATGGCGAGGTCAGCGTGGTCGAGCTGATGAAGCCCATGATTGACACCGAAACAGGTGCAATGGTCATGGAGAATGACCTAAGCTCTGCTACTTTTGATGTGATTGCCGATGTTGGCCCGTCCAGTAGCAGTAAAAAGCAAGCGACTGTCCGCGCTTTGACAGGTATGCTTGCCATGACGCAAGACCCAGAGACCGCGCAGGTGCTGACTGCAATGGCAATGCTGAACATGGAGGGCGAAGGTCTTAGAGACACAAACGCCTACTTCCGCAAGAAGTTGCTCCGCATGGGCGTGGTCAAGCCCACCGACGACGAGGCCCAAAAACTCATGGCCGAAATGCAAGGCCAGCCGCAAGACCCTAATGCCATGTATCTCCAGGCAGCGGCAGAAGAAGCCACAGCCAAGGCAGCACAGGCTAGGGCAAACACTGTTAAGACCGTTGCAGATGCAGAACTCAGTCGAGCCAAGACGCTGGAGACGCTGGGCAAAGTTGACGAAACCGCCCAGAATATGGCGCTTACAAATGCAGAGGCCGTGCAAGAGATATTGCGCGGCCAGATTATTCAGCCCCTTGTCAGATGACAGAAAAAGGGCAAGAATGTAATTGACGGTATCCACCCAGCCGTTCTAATGGGTGAGTTTAATGGGGTCAGAAGATGAACACAAAGGCAGAAATTGAGGACAATGAAATTGAGGTAGAATCAGAAGAAATCGAAATCATCGAACCAGTTGATGAGATTGAACCAGAAGATGCCGAAGAAGTTGTTGTCAGCATTGGTGAGGAAGCGCCACCTCCCGAAGAACAGACTCATGCGCCTGAATGGGTACGCGAGCTACGCAAGACGAACCGAGAACTCCAGCGCCAAAACCGTGAACTGCAAAACAAGCTGCAAACCACCGCACAGACTGAGACCAAGCCGGTCGTGCTAGGCAAGAAGCCAACCCTTGAAGAACACGACTATGACGCTGATAAATTCGAGGTAGCACTGGCCGATTGGTTTGAGCGCAAGCGACAAGCCGACGAAGCCAACGCCAAGCAAGAAGCTGAAGTTATGACTCAGCAGAAAGCATGGCAGGCCAAACTGGATGGCTACGGCAAGGCGAAAGCCGAGTTGCGAGTCAAAGATTTTGAAGACGCTGAAGCCGTGGCTCAAGAGTTATTCAACATCACCCAGCAAGGCGTGGTGCTCCAAGGCGCGGACAATCCTGCCCTTGTCGTCTACGCACTCGGGAAAAACCCCAAGAAGGCTAAAGAGCTGTCCGACATTAAAGACCCTGTAAAGTTTGCCTTTGCGGTAGCGAAACTGGAGAAAGAATTGAAAGTTACCAACCGCAGGGCAGCACCGCCACCCGAGAGAATCGTGTCAGGCACTGGCCGAGTATCTGGGGCGGTGGACTCAACCCTCGAACGGCTGCGAGAAGAAGCGGCTCGTACTGGCAACATGACGAAAGTCATCCAGTATCGGGCGCAGAAACGATCAGCAATCAAGTGATTTTTTTAGGAGTCAATCATGGCTAATAGTTTTTCAAAAGAAGAGCGCGTTGCGTTCGAGGACATCCTCGAAGGCTTTAACGATGCTCTGGTGTTATCCCGCAACGTGTCAGTCTACAACACCGATGGCTCAATGATGGAGCGCACAAACAACGTCATCTATCGTCCCCAGCCATACATCGCACAGTCTTACGATGGCATGGACCAGACCGGCAACTTCACTGCTTACACCCAGCTCTCCGTCCCTGCAACGCTCGGCTTCCAAAAGTCTGTGCCTTTCATTTTGGATGCGCTTGAGTTGCGTGATGCCTTGCAAGAAGGTCGCCTGGGCGAAGCTGCAAAGCAAAAGCTGGCCTCAGACATCAACATTGCCATTATGAACGTGGCCGCAGCCCAAGGCTCGCTGGTCGTGACCGTGAACACCGCTGCTGGTGATTACGACGATGTGGCCCTGTGCGACTCGATTATGAACGAGCAGGGCGTGCAAGCGTTCGACCGCTACTTGGCTCTGTCCAGCCGTGACTACAACGGGCTTGCCGGGAACATCGCTGGCGGCGCTGGTGGTGCATCTGTGTCCCGCAGCTTTGCTGGCAACAAGTCGAACAACGCCTTCGAGCGTTCTTATGTCGGCATGGTTGCAGGCTTTGACACCTATAAGCTGGATTATGCAAACCGCATCGCAGCTCGCACTGGTTCAGACCCGACGATGAGCACCTTGGCTGCTGCTGGCAACTACTACGTTCCGCAAGCAACCCAGACCGCTGCTACCGGCGAGACCCAGAACGTGGACAACCGCTTCCAGACCATCACGGTCTCCAGCACCACTGACCTGCCAGCAGGCACGCCAATCCAGATTCAAGGCGTTGAGGCTGTGCATCACATTACAAAACAGGGGACTGGCTTTGCCAAGACCTTCCGTGTGGTGCAAGTGGTTAATGCCACGACCTGCGTTATCACCCCACCGATCATCTCGGCCCAGGGTGGCACTGATGCAGAGCTGCAATATCAAAACGTCATCGTTACTCCAGCCGCTGGCCGCACCATCACGCGCTTGAACGTGGCAGCAGCGCCCATCAACTGCTTCTGGCAAAAAGATGCGTTGGAGATTCTGCCTGGCCGTTTTGCTGTCCCATCTGACGCTGGTGTCGCAGTGATGCGTGCAAGCACAGATCAGGGCATCGAGCTGGTAATGCAGAAGCAGTACGATGTGAACACCATGAAGACCAAGTATCGCCTTGATACCTTGTTCGGCGTGGTCAATAAGCAGCCAGAAATGTCTGGCATCTTGCTGTTCGGTCAAGCATAAGGGGTCATAATGAGCTATCAGGTAATTTTTGCACAGGGGACAGCTACTGTTACCGTGCCAGCAGGCGAGAAAATCGCCGTTCAAGCCTTCTCACCAGCACTTGTGTTTCAAGAAGTTGGTTTCCCCAACTTTCCTGATTCACAGGATTTGCTGACTACGGTCGAGAACACCACCTATGTGTCACCGGCATTCACCAATGCCACCAGCGTGACTATTCAGGCCGGTGCATCGGGCGCTTACTACTCGGTTGGCGTTTCTCCTGACATCAGCAACAACGGCAACTGGCAGCCACAGGGTGCGCCAGCCGACATCGCTGATGGTGGGTCGATGATTGCCACAGCAGCAAATGTGCTGACTGGCATTGTGACTGCAACCCCAACCACAACCCGTAGCATTCAGCTACCAACTGGTGCAAACCTTGACCTAGCAACTGAGTGGGCAATCGGTGATTCGTTTGACTTCAGCGTCATCACCTTGGCTGCATTTGCTTTGACCCTCACGGTCAACACAGGTGTGACTATTGTTGGTTCTGCTGCAACTGCGGCTACGTCTGGTGCATCTGCACGGTTCCGTTGCCGTAAGACTGCTGCTGACACCTTTGTCGTCTACCGTATCGGCGGTTAAACACAAACAGGCCAGCAGAGATGTTGGCCTGTTTAACTTAGGAGCAAATCATGCCAATGACCAAGGGTTATTCAAAGAAGACCATCGGTAAAAATATTGCAATGGAAATGAAGTCCGGCAAGCCACAAAAGCAAGCTGTTGCAATGGCACTTAGCACGGCATCCAAGGCAGCGAAAGCCGCAGGCAAGCCTAGCAAAGCACCGACGAAGACGATGAAATGATGAAATCAGCCGCTATCATTAAAGAAAAGACTCTTGCCCCGTGGCGAGAGTTGCGGCTGCAAAAGCGCAAAGCCAAAAAGATTGCAATGCTTGAGCGCAAAGCGATCAAGCAGTATTACCCATCCCGCATTGATGCCCCAATTATTGATGTGGATGCTGCACCGCAAGACGATGCGCCACCAACTCGCGCAGAACTGGAGGCCAAGGCCACAGAACTTGGGATTAAATTTGACGGTCGCACAAAGGACAAAAAGCTGGGACAATTGATCCAAGACAGACTGTTTACAGGAGACTGACATGGGATGGACTAAGCGCCAATTTATTGAGCAGGCTTTTGAAGAAATTGGCCTGGCTTCCTACGTCTTTGATCTGACACCAGAGCAGGAGCAATCTGCCCTACGGCGCTTGGACACTATGCTGGCCGCCTGGAATGCCCTTGGTATTCGTCTGGCATATCCGCTGCCATCAAGCCCACAAGACAGCGATCTGGACGAGCAGACCAATGTGCCTGACAGCTCAAACGAGGCTATTTATACCAACTTGGCCATCAAGCTGGCTCCAAGTTACGGTAAGCAGGTCATGCCAGACACCAAGGCCACAGCCAAGGAATCCTACAACACACTGCTGTCGCGTGCGGCCATGCCAATCGAGCAGCAACTGCCTGCAACGATGCCTGCTGGTGCTGGCAACAAGCCTTGGCGCGTCTACGACAACCCATTCGTCCGTCCACCAGCTGATCCTGTTCTGGCCGGTCAAGATGGCCCAATTGAATACTACTGAGGAATATCGTTATGCCAACGATTAATCAACTGTCGCCCATATCTCAAGTGTCCGGTGGCGATCAGCTCCCGATCTATGTGCCAAACAATGGTGACGCACGCAGGGTGTCGGTTACGCAGCTTTTGCAGTATTTTCAGCAGACCTTTGCCAGCCCCACGCTGGCGGTGAATCTGTTTGTGCCTGGAAGCGGGTTCAACATCACCGTGCCGACACCAGTAAGCGAACAGCAATGGATGCTGCTGCAACCTGCTGGCACACTGGCCACTGGTACGATCACGCTGCCACTGAACACTGGAACACCTGATGGCACTGAAGTGCTGATTACGACCACTCAGCAGATCACAGCCTTTACGCTTGCGGCAAACGGTGCATCTCAACTCTATGGTGTTCCAACCACCTTGGCAGCGCAAGATAATTTCCGTGTGCGCTTTTATCAAGCCACCAATTCTTGGTATCGGATTGCGTAATGGCAACCAAGCCCAAGTCCTCTGTCAATGCGGCTGGAAATTATACGAAGCCGACTATGCGTAAGAACCTGTTTGAGAAGATCAAAGGGCAGGCTATGCAGGGCACTGCTGCCGGTGAGTGGTCTGCACGCAAGGCGCAGTTATTGGCCAAGGAGTACAAGGCCAAAGGTGGAGGTTACAAGTCATGAAGGCCACGCAGAAATCGCTCAAGGACTGGAGTGCACAGAACTGGCGCACTAAATCTGGCAAACCATCGTCTGAAACAGGCGAGCGTTATCTGCCAGAGAAGGCCATAAAAGCCTTGTCATCGGCTGAATATGCGGCGACCACCAAGGCCAAGCGTGAGGCTATCAAGGAAGGCAAACAGTTTTCCAAGCAGCCCAAAAAGGTGGCCGCAAAGATTAGGGGGTTTAGATGAAAACGCCAGCTTACGCACGCAAAGAAGGTCAGAACCCGAAGGGGGGGCTTAACGCTAAAGGCAGAGCTGCGGCCAAGGCTGAAGGCATGAACCTCAAGCCACCAGTCAAATCTGGCGACAACCCGCGCAGGGCATCGTTCTTGGCGCGTATGGGCAACATGCCTGGCCCAGAGATGAAAAACGGTGATCCGACTAGGCTGCTGTTAAGTTTAAAGGCATGGGGCGCAAGCTCCAAGGAGGATGCGCGTGCCAAGGCTAAGGCAATTTCAGCCCGTAATAAGGCTAAAAAATAATTATGCAAATACCAATTTTAAATGGCATTTACACCGACAGCACTCCTGAACTGCGTACAGCATATCCAGTCAACCTTGTGCCGGTGCCAAAGGTATCAGGCATCAGCAATGGCTTTTTGCGACCTGGCGATGGCATCGTGGCCAATGGCGCAGGCCCAGGCACAGATCGAGGCGGCATCAATTGGAACGGCATCTGCTACCGGGTCATGGGCACCAAGCTGGTGACCGTGGCCAGCGATGGCGCTGTGACCGTGCTGGGCGATGTTGGTGGGCCTACCACCGAGCTGGTGACAATGGACTACAGCTTTGATGTGCTGGCCATTGCCTCTGGTGGAAGGTTGTATTACTGGATACCAGTCAACACGCCAGGCACCATAGGCTGGAACCCAACGGCCCCAATCCTCAGACAAGTCACTGATCCAGACCTTGGTGTGGTGCTGGACTTCTGCTGGGTTGATGGTTACTTTATGACGACCGATGGTGCAAACCTTGTCGTCACCGAGTTGTCAGACCCGACCCAAATCAATCCACTGAAATATGGCAGCTCAGAAGTTGACCCCGATCCTGTTGTGGCGCTCATTAAGCTGCGTAATGAGGTCTATGCCATCAACAGCAACACGATGGAGGTCTTTGATAACGTGGGCGGCGAGCTGTTCCCATTCTCACGCATTGATGGTGCACAAGTCCAAAAGGGCGCTATTGGCACGCACACC